GTTGCTGTTCATCCTATTGCAATTTCCATTTCAGAAATAGGAACAATAACAGATGTCAAATCTTTGATTATTGTTGAACCGACTATTACGGTATCTCAAATTTCTCAAAATCAAACATTTATTACAAATGCTGTACAATCAGTACAAGCAAATTCTGTATTGAGAAAAGAAACTCTAGAAGTCCTTCTATTCACTCCACCATCTGGTGTGATTGATGGATACGAGGAATCAGTAATATTCAGTGATCCAATCTTAACAAGAGCTGGATTTATTGACCTTATTGAACCATATACCGTCACACAGAGAGATGGAAATATTGTTGCTATCACCAATGCATCAGGAACTTCGACAGAGTATGTCGGTCAATATACAACTGGAAATGCTGGTCCAACACTGAGGAACTTTGATCAAATTTTAGATGACGGTGTTTGTGATGTTTCTGGACTGTCGTTGCTAAACATTCAATTCTACTATCCAAACTTGACAATTAATGATTTTGTAGAGCGTGCAAATTCTAGTTACACTCTATCAGGTGATTACTTTAATCTTGCTACTGCATCTATCCAAAATCCAGTTGCTATATCTAACACACAAGGATTGATACCATCTATAATCACTATTCTTGGATCAACCACATATTTCCCAAGTGAAGGATATCTATACACCAGCACTGGAGCAGTTATTAAATATACTGGCACAACTCAAACAACATTTACTGGTTGCACTCTTTATAGTGGAACCAATCAACTAAATATTGGTGATGAATTGATCCCCTTCTCAATTTCCTAAATAACTGTATAAATATAAATAACTCAGACACAAATTACGTCGGAACAGAAAACCAATGGCTGCTATTATCTCTGATAAGTTTAGAATTTTTAATGCGACTCAATTCCTAGAGTCCCTTTCTGAGGGTGCTACTGATACTAGCGCCGAGCGTTCAAGAATGTACTTCTTTGTAGGACGCCCTCAAGAATGGTCCGCATACCTAGAAATCCATACAAAGTCTTCAACCAACTTTAGTGTTGGCAATGAGGTCTTTATTGGAACGTATGGATCAACAGCATTCCGTGCTACGGTTGCTGCTGTTTATGACGGTGCTTTGCTTCTATCGAGTATTTTTGGAGCAAACGGAATCAGTTCTGTTCCTCCACTAGGCAGCACTCTTCTCGAAACCGCAGATGGTGGTTCCACTACTACTAGTGCTACTGCTGTTACTGGAGTCTATCGCTACGCAACCGAAGACATTCCCCCTCTTCCACTAGATAACCAGAACGAAAAGTTTGGTCTTTACGACGAAATTATTGCCGCTAAGAGAATTACTACAGCATTTGCTAGAACAGTAATTCGCCGTTACAATTGGGATGTTGTAACAAACCCTAAATTTGATATGTGGAAACCTGACTACTCTGCTACCCCTGGTGGCGGTGGTCAAGTTGGTAAGCAGACTGCAACAGGTGCAAATAGTATTGCTGATGCTAAGTTCTATGTAATGAACGGAACTTATGAAGTCTTTAAGTGCCTCTACAACGGCGAAAATCCAGCAAACCCAGCTGGTCAAAATGCTACTGAGGAACCATCAACAGGTGGAGCAAACTATAATGCTGCTACTGGTTTATACACTGAAACTACTGGTGCTGGATACATCTGGAAGTTTATGTATCAACTAGAAATCGATGATGCTATGAGATTCCTCTCATCAGATTTCCTTCCCATTGTTCTACCATCAAACACTTCGAGACAAGGAGCAACTGCACTTGCCGTCGATGGTGCTGTTGATGTTGTTCTAGTCGAAAATGCTGGATTAAATCTTCCTGCTTCACAGACACTATACACCTCCATTAAAGGAGACGGTGCTGGCGGAGTAGTCGCTTTTGATACTGATGGTTCTGGTTCTATCACTGCAGCAAGAATTGAAGCAAGAGGATCAGGTTACACCTATGCTAATATCCTTCTTGGCAATGGCAATCTCTTCTCTGATGCTGGTTTAACTTCAGCAGTTGCAACTGCTGCTAACGCTGTTGGTGCCCTAGAAGCAATTCTACCTCCACAAGGAGGACACGCATCAGACCATGAGCAAGAGTTAAATGGTAAGCGTGTCATGACCAACATTCGCCTCACCTATGCAGAAGGTCAAGGTGATTTCCCTGTTGATAACGATTTCCGTAGAATTGGTATTATCAGGGACCCATATCTATGGGGTACTACCGATTATGCAACGCAAGACACCCTTTCGGGTCTTAAAGCAGTCAAGATCACTGGAGCAACTGCAGACTACATTCCTGATGAAACTATTACTCAGACAGTTACTAACGGAACAGCATATGGAACAGTTGTTTCTTGGACACTAGATCAGGGTTCTACTACTGATGGTGTTCTCAAGTATCTCCAAACAACAACTGCACATACCGATCAAGGTGTTGTTCGCGCATTCGAGAGCAATGGTGCAAACGCAATTAGCGGAGGACTATCTGCTGCTTCTGGAACTGTTGATACAGGATATGCTGGTTCTCTACTAGGTAAGACCTTTGCATCTGGTCTTGCTGCTCCAGAAATCGAAAACAATTCTGGTGAGGTAATTTACGTCGAGAACCGTCGTCTTATCACCCGTGCTCAGGACCAGATTGAAGATATCAAACTAGTTATCGAGTTCTGATCTCTAGAAACTTCGCTAAATACTTCTACGAGAATATTAGTATTATCGGCGGAGTACAATGCCTCAGAAGACTAACCTTAATGCATCACCATACTACGATGACTTTGACGTAAATAAGAATTTTTATAAAATTCTTTTCCGTCCTGGTTACTCTATTCAAGGTAGGGAATTAACTCAACTACAATCGATTCTACAAAATCAGGTTGAAAGTTTTGGAAAATACGCCTTCAAGCAGGGACAATTAGTTGTCCCTGGAGAAGTTGGTCTTAATACAAAATTAGACTACGTAAAACTATCCTCTGTTTCTGAAGTTGCTGTTGGGGAAGGAAACAACATCGTATATAAAAAGTACGATATTTCCTTACTCAAAGGACTACAGATCAGAGGATTAAATTCTGGCGTACTAGCAACCGTTCTCGATGCTAAGACTGCTACAGAAGAAGCAGCAGACACATTGTATGTAAATTATCTTAACAGTGGTAATTCTAACTCAGAGGGGACCTTCAGGCAAGGAGAAACCATTGAGGTAGTGGATGGTGTAAATACACCGCTAATGGTTGTTGGAACGGACGGTAGCGTCCTCCCAACCAGTATTCAAGTTACCAATCCAGACACAAAAGAAGTTACTTCTCTAGAAAGTCCAGCAATGGGTTATGCTTCTGCTGTAAAAGTAGAAGAAGGCATTTATTTTGTTAATGGATTCTTTGTAAGAAATAACGAAGAACTTTTAATTATTGATGAATATTATGACAAACCATCTGCAAAAGTTGGTTTTGTTATTAACGAAGAAATTGTAACTCCAGAGGAAGATCCAAGTCTATATGACAATGCTATTGGATCATCGAACTATACAGCACCTGGAGCTCACAGATTAAAAATTAACCTTTCCTTAAAAGAGTTTGCTGTAGATGCAATCACCGATAGGAATTTTATTCAGTTAATTACTGTTCTTAGAGGAGTTATTCAGAAAAAGGTTTCTCCAACAAATTATAGCATACTTGAGCAAACCCTTGCAAGAAGAACATATGATGAAAGTGGAGATTATGTTGTAGATAATTTCTCTGTTGATATTAGAGAGTATGCTCAGAAAGATAACAATAATGGAATTTATGCAGTAGATGACATTGGTCTCTACAATGGCATTTCTGCTAGTGAAGCATCTAGAAAGATGATTGCTAGCATTGGACCAGGAAAAGCATACATTAAAGGTTATGAAATTGTCAATAAAGAGACTAAGTATCTTGAGATCAATAAAGCAAGAGAAAGTCTATCTAGCGACAATGTAACTCTAAAGACTAGAGGACTTCCAACATTCAATGTTACTAACGTTTATGGTAGCACTCCACTAAACAAAGAAGGATCTGATCTTACAGCATATCCTGATGTATTCTTATATTCTACATTTAATGATGGTTCTATTGGACTAAGCAATACAGAAGCATCTACAGATCATAGACAAACTTTATCGAGAAGAGGGAAAATTTTCACTTCTAATGATGCAATCAAAACTATTACAATTCAAGTAACTAGTGCTACTAATCCTTTAGTAGGAATTACTGATGGAACTTTTGAGAGTCAAATTGGAACTTTATATTATGTCACTTCAAGAGATGATGAGGGATCTGCTACTTCTATTGGATCTGTAACTTCGCTAGCATTTGCATCCGTAAATAGACCTCTCATCAATTCTGCAGAGTCAGTTCAATTCTTAGAATTGACAGTGTTTGGAGACAAAGATGAAGTTGATCTACTTCTGAGAGAGTATGACGAGGGAGATGCGGGATACTTAAGAAAGTTATACGTCTCGCAATCTGATGCTACCATAGGAGACAATGAACTTGGATTTGTTGTTGATTATAGCGATACCATCACTCCTGTAATTGGTAAAGTAAAACCAAGTAATTTCTTTTTACAAAGCAGAGGAGATGGATTTAACCCCGATGCTGATATCGTTCTATCTAAGGGAAGATTGTCTGCAGGAACTGCTGCTTACAATGCTGTCTTTGGATTCTCTTATTTTGATCCTTCATTCTTTACAAAAATCCTATTAGACTCCAGAATCCAATCTGGAACTTTTGATGAAGGAAAGTATGTATTCGGATTGACTAGTGGTGCATATGGTGTAGTTGAAGGAGCTCCAAGTGGAGTATATACTACGACTACTATGCTTTTCGTAAAAACTTTATCTGGTAACTTTGTTTCTGGTGAAACAATTAGAGATGAAGATGGAAATACTCTCAAGATTGCAAAGGACAATACTATTTCACACTTTGTTGTTCAGAACAGAGGTCTTGGATATTCTACACTATCAACGCTGCTGATCAATGGAGTTGAGTATGATTCGTCCAAAATCGAACTTTCATTTTCTGGACAAGATGCAACTGGTAAAATTTATAAAGCAGAAGTAAAAGACAGAAATTCTGTTAATATTGAATACTCACAACCACCAGCAGTAACTGTATTACAGGCAGAACAAGTTGCACAACCACAAACAGCTGCTGCAATTGTTCCAGTTCTGTTTAGAAATTCAGTTACTACATACACACCACAAAATGTAAAATCAATTGGTTGTCAATACGGATCTGGAAATGCAAACACATTCACAGCAGATTTAGTAGTAGATAGTCAAACTTATTCAGAAATTAAATCAGTAACCGACTTTACTTTCTTTGGAACAAAAGGTTATAAGTTTATCGAATCCACAAGTTTCAGTGCAGACGCTAGTGGTATTTTACAGCAAGGAGACATTGTTCAATTCTCCGATGTTGATAACAATCTTGTTAGAGCAGTTGTACAGTATGCAACTGAGCAGTCTGGACCATCTAAGACCAGAGTATATCTAGATATCGCTCTACCAGGAGATGTAACAAACACAAGTATTGTTAGACTAAGACCCAAGGTACAGAATCCAAATGCAGGAACTCTAGTCTTCCCAACTGGTAGCAAGCAAATAGAACAAATTTCTGCTGGTGGTGATGACACCAAGATTAAGTATTACTTCAGAAGAGACTTTGTAACAACTGCATCTTCTGGTGGTGGAACCATTACGTTTGCAGCTCAGTTGCCATTCGGTACTCAGAGATTTGTTGCTTTCAATGAAGATAACTATATTATTACTGTCTTAGATCCAGGTGATGCACCAGACTTGACAGTTGGAGATATTGTTTATGTTCCTAATGATAGCGTAGAAATTACTTCCTCTACCGATACTGCTAGTGGTCTTACATCTGGTAGTATTAGTCTTCAGTTACCATCAACATATTTTGGAACTATTCCTACCAACGGAACATTCCCTAAACTAAAACTTTCATCAACTATTGAAGTTACCAACGCAAAACCAAGACTAAAGACTTCTGTAGAAAATAAGAGAATTGTTATTAGTGCATCTGGTGACAGAGTAATTCCTTTCAGAGGAACAGACTACGATAGTGAAGTCGTAGAAATTCTAACTTATTCTGATGCGTACAAGTTGAACTTTGTTTATGAGGGAACTGCATCTCAAGCACCAACTATTGATAGTGCTGGTAACTTGATTTCTGGAACTGATGTTACCGATAGATTCACGTTTGATAATGGACAGAGAGATACTATCCTAGATGTTTCAAGAATTGTTCTAAAACCAGGATTTGAGGCTACCTCTGGTCAATTGGTAATTTCATTTGATTATTTCGAGCACTCTCAGGGAGACTTCTGTACAATTGATAGTTATCTCCATGAAGCTGGTGTAACAGAAGATAAAATCCCTGGATTCAATTCTGCTGTCCATGGAAATCTAGAGTTGAAAAATGTAATCGACTTTAGACCAAAAGTTGATAGCAATGCAATTATCCCAGGATTCCAAGATCAATCTTCTCTATCAGTAACTACTGGTCAGTTTTCTGGTCCTGGTTCTGTTATTGCTAGCACTCCAGCTCCAGATAACAATCTTGAATATACATTCTCGTTCAGTCAAATTCAATACCTTGATCGTATTGATGGAGTGTTCTTGAATAAGAAGGGTGAGTTTATCGTCAAAGAAGGTAACTCATCTCTCAATCCAAACAAACCAGATCCAATTGAAGATGCAATTCCTCTCTTCTATGCTTATATTCCTGCTTATACATCTTCGAGTAAGAATGTAAGGATTACTCCAGTCGATAACCGTCGTTACACGATGCGTGACATCGGTAAGTTAGAGAAGCGTATTGAGCGTCTTGAGTATTATACAACACTTAGCATTCTTGAGCAGCAGGCTCTTAACATGCAAGTTAAAGATAACATTGGATTAGATAGATTTAAGAGTGGATTTTTAGTTGATAATTTTGAGGAACATAGAGTCGGAAACATTTCTTCAGCAGACTACTTATGTTCTATTGATAGTCAGCAGTCTGTTTTAAGACCTCAGTCTAAAGAAGATTCTTTCTTATTGAGAGAGATCAATACGAGAGAAGATCAAAGAACAGTTTCTGGTTATCAAAAGACGGGTAATGTAATTACTCTTCCATACACATCATTATCTTTACTTGGCAACAGTTTTGCTTCTAAGACTCTAAATCCAAATCCATTTGTTGTCATTCAATATGTTGGTGATGCTTCTATCAATCCATCTATTGATCAGTGGTATGATGATAATGTAGAACCTTTAATTGTAAATACCAATACAAGTCTTTACAATATCTTTATTGCAAAAGAGAATGTTAGAGATTCATTCTCCAGTCTATTCAATTCATTCGCCATCAACTGGGTAGGAACTTCTTCGAGTTTCACTTCAATTGTTTCCCTTGGAGAAATCAATACTCTAGAAGCAAATGCAACTGTAAGCATGGCGTCTATTGGTAGTTCTTCTAATGTTAATCCACAAAACAATGAGGTTGCTAAAGGAGTCCAATCTAAGACTATTGGTAATAGCATTGTTTCCGATTCTCTTCAGTTCTTTGCTAGAAGCATTCCCGTTAGATTTGTCCTTAGAAGATTAAAACCAAATACTAAAGTTTCTGTATTCTTAGAAGGAAGAAATATTGACAGATGGGTCAATCCAGACTTTAGATTTACTGGAACTGCAACAAACTCTTTATCAGCATTTAATGGTGATGTTATTACAGATGAAAATGGTAACGCTAGTGGTTTGATTCTAGTTCCTGCAGGACATCCGCCAAGAGAAAACTCTACTTGGACTGGAGATGTTGATACTGTCGATTATGATTCTTCATTCGAGGAAATAAGAGTAACCGCAGGTGTAAAAACAATTAGATTTACATCCAGTGCTACTGATGAAAATAAAAATAATGTTGATACATATGCAGAAGTTAAATTCTACGCTACTGGAGTTCTACCACAGAATCCTTCAGGTATCATATCAACAAAACCAGCATATTTCAAGGCAAATGAAGGTGTTCAGTTAGTAGATAACAATACAGAAAATCCAATTAGACCAAACCCACTAGCACAAACATTTAAGATTGAAAACTATGATGGTGGATTGTTTGTAACTGGTGTCGATCTATTCTTCAATCAAAAGAGTTCTAATATCCCAGTCAAAGTTTATTTGACTGATGTAGAAGGTGACAAACCAGGAAAAAATATTGTACCTGGAACAGAAAAAACTCTGACTCCAGATACATATCTGAAAATCTTTACTACTGGAACAGTAACAGTTGATGTTGGCGAGACGGTAATTGGATCTAGTTCTGCTGCAAGTGGTCCTATCAAAAAGATCATTGACAAGAATGGTGTTGAATTGATTCCATCTTCAACTGGAAAGATTGCAATAACAAATGAGCAAGTATATACTTTAGTGTTGAGTAATCACAATGGAAGATCTTTCCAACAGAATGAAAATCTAACCATTGGTTCTGTCACCACTACTAACAATACAAATGGAACTAACTTCACAGTAAGTATCGCTAAAAACAGCGGTAAGGTTTCTGATATAAAAATCACGAACCCAGGAGCAAATTATGATAGTGCTATCTTGACAATTGAAAGTCCTCAAATTCCAGGAGGATCAGTAGCTACTGCAAGAATCGATGTTTCAGACGGCAAGATCTATAATGCAGAAGTGGTCCTCAATGGTTTTGGATACACAGAACCACCAGCTGTTGTAATCAAAGGCATTGGAAATGGTGCAGGAGGATGCGAAGTAGAGACATTCATTGATATTGATACTCCAGCAGTTAGAATGGGCGTTGCAATCGACGACATCGAGGTTTCTGGTGCAATTGAGTCTTCTACTCCAACTTACTTTGCATTTGATAATCCAATCTATCTACAAAATGATACTGAGTATGCACTAGCAGTAGAAACAGATTCTGTTGATTATGCTATTTGGGCTTCTCGTCTAGGAGAAACTGATATAGCTACGAATACAGTTATTACCACACAACCATCTCTGGGTTCTGTCTATAGATCGCAAAATATCGATAACTGGACAGAAGATATCTTTGAGGATATTAAATTTACTCTATACAGAGCAGAGTTTAGTATTACAAGACCAGCAGAACTTGTTCTTACTAATGACAAGTTAGGTTATGAGAAACTGGATAATAATCCATTCAAGACAGATGCATCTTCTAATACAAATGCAACTTCCCTATTGTTTGGCAACAACAATTCTATTGTTAAAGTCTTACATAGAGATAACGGATTTGAGCAAGGAGGAAAATCTTATGTATTCTATAGAGGAGCAAAAGAGACTGCTGGTATTACTGCAGAAACATTAAATAGTGTATTGTTCCAGGTTGATAATTCTGGAATTGATACTTATACCATTAGATCAACAAACCAATCTGCTGGCAATGCTGTTGGTGGTGGTTCAGATGTTTATGCAACTTACAACAGAAAATTCGAGACTCTATATCCACAAGTTCATTATCTATCATTTACTGGCACTACGTTAGAATCTTCTGTTAAAACCACAAATGTAATTCCTGTAGATTCTTCTACTACAAATTACACATCATATTCTCAGACAGGTTATGAAAAGACATTCTTGAATGAACCACATTATTTCACAAACCAAAAGATGATTTGTTCTGCTATCAATGAGACTCTCAATAGTATCGATAAATCTTTAGAGTACAAGTTGTCTCTATCATCTACTGTTTCATATCTGTCTCCACTTGTCGATTTGTCTTCTTGTTCTGTCAAGACAATAAGCAATAGAATTGAGAATGGTTCTGGAACTGAAGATCGTTATGGAAGAAGAAATCAAGTTATTTCATTCTATCGTGTTTACAGTTTCACTCTGACTGGTAATCAAAACACAGAGATTCAGACAAATCAAACAATTAAAGGGAAGACCTCAAAGGCTGCTGGAACTATTGCTAAGATTGATGGATCTACCGTTTTTGTTAGAATCAAAACCTCTCAGATCTTCGAGAAAGGCGAGGGAGTTGATCTAGGAAATCAACTCTCACTATCTGGTGTCACTGTTGATAGTGCTTTGACTCAAATAATTACCAGCATTAATGATGCATCTGTAATTGTTGCTAGAAATCCATCTATCATTCTAGAAACATATGAAAATATCATTACTGGTAGAGCAGTTATCTGGAATAATAAAACACAGGAACTAACTGTAAGAAATGATGCTAGACCTATCAATGATGATTACAACGGAAGAATTATCGACAACGTTCTATTCAATAGAAATGCTGTTGTAAATGCTCAAGTTGCTGATATCTTCCGTGTTGGAGATTTTGTTAAGTATCCCGATCAACCAGATGATGAAGCATCTTTCCTAGAAATCTCCACTGTATCATACACTAATGGTGTTGAGTTTGTAGCAGAAAATACTTCTAAGAATAGTTCTTCGGTTGCTAAGTATGTTACCAAGGAAGTATCTATTTCAAGTCCTGCTACAACGATTGATGTTAGATTGACTGCTAACCTCAAGGATGTATCTAACGTTGCTGTCTTGTACAAGTTCAAGAAAGCATCGAGTCAAGAAAACTTTGATGACATTGATTGGCAGTATTTCAATGTAGATGGATCTCCTGATACTTTAGAAATTGCAAACCCTGAAAATACAATTTCTTCAATTGTAGAGAAGCAAAGTTCATATCAAGAACTAGCATTCAGTGTTTCTGATCTACCAGAGTTTTCGTCCTTTGCAGTGAAGGTAGTTATGAAAGGAGTAGATCCAGCATTCGTTCCAAAAATACAAGATATCCGAGCTGTTGCATCGTTCTAATTTCCGCGTATGTCTTATATCAAAGTTTCGGGGCACGATGGTCTTGTCAGAGACGAGACCACAGGTGCCATCTTAAATCACGACGATTCCGCTATCCAAGCGAGACGTAAACAAAAACAGTTGAATTCCGCGTTGGATGACATAAATAACTTGAAGGATGAAGTATCTGAAATCAAAGCTTTACTGCGAGAGTTAATCAAAAATGCCAGCAATTAATGTCGCTAGAACCGATACCTTTGAGCAACAAAGGGTAAAAATTAACGAGGTCGCAGATGAGTTGTTTCAGCTTACTGGAGGAACTGGTGGTGCTACAATTTCCCCTGCAGGAGTTTCTCTTCAGGATGGCACAAAATCTGCTCCAGCACTAACATTTCAATCTGATACTAAATTAGGTTTATACAAAAATAATTCTAATACTGTCGGATTTGTTAGTAACGATAGATTAGCATTTACATACAATAATCTTGGTACATATTTTGAGAATGATTTATTCTTAAGAAACAATTTTTTAGAAGATACATATCTCAACATTACAGAGACTGGATCTGAATATGATGTAGGAACTTTTACCAACATAACTTTATTTGGTGGTAGCGGAGTAGGTGCTGAAGCAACTGTTGTTATTGCGGAATATAATGGAGAGGTAACTGCAAATAACAATGTTGATGAATACGTAACTGGTCAATATACAAATATTCCTCTAAGTGGAGGAACAGGAAGCAATGCAGCAATTGATTTCCAAATTGTAACTACGGAAGTAGCAACTAAAGGTATTATCCAGAATGGAGGAACCGAATATTTTCCAGGAACTTATACTAATGTATCACTAGACGGTGGATTTGGAAACGGCAAAGTAGCAGACATTGAAGTAACTGGAAGTATTACATTTAATACCACTATTTCCAATGCTGGCACTGGATATGCTGATGGTTCATATTCAAGCATTCCTGTTGATAACGTTCCGAGTCAAACTATCAACCTTACAGTTGCTCAAAGAAAAGAGTTACTATTTACATATGGAAGACGTTATGAATGGAACGTTACCGATGATGGGTTGGCAACAGACTTTGTTTTTACTGGATCGACATCTGGAAACGATATTGCTATTACTGTTCAGAGAGGGGATTACTTAGTATTTAATATTAATGCTCCTGGTCATCCATTCTGGTTGCAAACAACGGCAGGAGCATATGATCCTGCAAATGTTCTAATAGGTGCTGATGGTGTAACGAATAATGGTACTGACAGCGGAACTATTATTTTTGACACAAATGAAGTTTTTGAGGGAACTTTTTATTATGTTTGCGAAAACCATTCTACGATGAATGGAACTATAACTATATCAACAAACACAGGTAATTCATTTGCTGTTGGAGATACAGTTGCTTCTGCAACAGGAAGCGCAACTATCGTTAATTTTAACGATACTATTGGAGCACTTTATTTTGCGTCTGTAACTGGAACATTTTCAGTAGGACAAGAATTTGGTGCTGCTGGAGCATATGGCATTGTAAAAGCACCAGTAACAGATAAGTATCAATATTTACTAGATGGTAATGATTCCACACTACTTAATACAAGTGTTGATTATTCTCAAACCATTTTATTAGATACTTCAGATGCATCAAATGTTGGGTATGATGTTTCTATCGCTGATGCATTTGGAGCTTCAATACAAAATACAATTGTTAGATTAAAAAATTACGGAACTCCTGGAAATGCTGGAGCATACTCTTTATTAGTAATAACTCCAGATGTTGTATCTCAAAATATTAGTGGATTTACTATCACACCAATTACTGGTCCAGATGGAAGGGGAGTTAATTTTTCGTTATCTCAGACTCCAGCTATTGGGCAATATATCCTTGATCAAACCGCAAACATCGAAGTATCTGGTGGTCAAATTATTTCTTGGTCTATAGCAGATTATGGAGACAATTGGAAAGGCGGAGATCAAGTAACTGTAGATAACTCATATCTTGGAGGGACTGGATCTGGAGCTTTAATAGCATATACATCTATTACAATTGTAGGTTCAGTTACTACTGTAACAATTACAAATGAGGGAAGTGGATATGTAGAAGGAGATATTCTTACTTTTAACAATAGTATTACAGAAAATACTGGTACTGGTTTTGAGTATAGAATATCTAATAGAAGAGGAATTTCTGATATTCAATTTGTTAATAGAGGAACAGGATATGTAGTAGGAGATATTTTAAGACTGCCACCAGATCCAGGTACTTATGGCGGAGATGATGGATTTGAGTTTGAGATTACTAAAGAAGGAACTCTAGAAAGTATCACTATCACAAATCCTGGTAGAAATTATTATACAGGTGATGTGCTTCAATTAGATAGAAGTGCTCTTGTAGCAAATCCAGGTGGATTGTCTGGTAATGAAATAGAAGCTTCTATCTCAGTTACTGATATTGATAGTTTAGTTCCAATTACTATAAGCAATACTGGAACAATATCTGTAACTGGAACTGTTACATCTACATCGGTAGTTGGAGACACTCTAACTGGAAATACATCTGTAACTTCTCCTTTAGGAAGATTCACAAATGTAGAAGTAGATACAATTGAACCAAACTCATCGAATAGTCTATCAGTATCTTCTCCACTAGGAAATTTAAATATCGATGCAGGAAATATTTACATTGGTGGTATTGGTGGAACGACTGTAACTGTAGTTCCACTAACAGGTAATGTTACTACGACTGGAGTACTAAAAACAACTTCAGAATTAAATGTAAATAACATTTTAAGAATTGTAGATAATGAAATTACTGTTTCTGGTGGAGATGACCTCATATTAAAACCAGATACTACAAGTGTTGTTAAAATTGATACAACTTCAGCGATAACAATTCCCGCTGGTAATACTGGAGCAAGACCTCCAGTAGGAGTAGCAGCAGATGGTCAAATTAGATTTAATACCGACACAAATCAATACGAAGGTTATAGCAATACTAATTCTTCTTGGTCATCTCTTGGTGGGGTAAGAGATCTAGATGGCAATACTTACATCTTAGCGGAACAAACAGTAGGAGCAAACGATAATACTTTATGGTTCTATAATGATGGTGATAACACTGTAAGATTTACTCCTTTTTATCAAGAATTTGTAGATGTTAAAAAAGTAAGATCTGTAAATACAAGTGCTCCAGCATATGTAGATTGGACTGCAAATACTCCCGTTAATATTGGAGATTATCTAAAGTACAATCACGATATTTTTCTAGTAACTACTGCTGGAACAACTGGTGTATCACAAGATCCACCAACTGATACAAGCGGCAACGTTTTTACAAACGGAACTGCAAATCTACAATATTCTACAACTGCTGTAGCAGATCTAACTTTTGAGGAAATTGGTACTTTAAAAATTGGTCCTAATACAGATGTACCATTAAGTATTAGCAGTGATCTAAGACTTGTCGGTAGCACTGTATCTACAGATATTAGCGACCTGACCTTGGCACCAAACACTGGTAAGAAAGTTGTAGTTAATGCCAACACGACTCTGGCAATTCCATCTGGAACAACTGCCGAAAGAGGTATTCCTATTCAGGGATCAATTCGTTTCAACACCACAACTTTCACATATGAAGGTTATGATGGAACCAACTGGGGTTCCCTTGGCGGTGTAAAAGACGTTGATCAAAATACTTACATTATTCCAGAAACTGCTCCTGGTGCAAATGAGAACACGTTGTTCTTCTATAATGATGGCAACAATACTATTAATTTAACTACCGCAAATCTTGAGATGCGTGGAGTTGATTCTATTAGCAGTCCTGTATCTAACACTCTAGAATTTACTGCAGAAACAATTCTCTTTAATAATGCTACTACAACTCTTGACAATACATCAACAACATCTACATTTTTACACACATCAAAACAATACTTCGATCTTGGTCTTTCCTCTGGACTTAATACCGATCCAGTCTTACGTTTAGATGATCAAGGTGATGTCTATTTTAACATTGGTTTCGGTACAGGAACTTTTTCTGGAGTTAAAGTTTTCGATGGAGAACTGAAAGACTTTGAGCTTGCTGATTATCAGATTGTAACGGAAACTATTAATTTGGATAAGGGAACTATCGATTCTGGCAGTGCTGATTTATATTCAACTTCTACCGCAATGGGTTCCAAGATAACAGTCTTTGCTGACAATGCAACTACTGGCGAAAGAGAATTTATTGAGTATGCTGTTATAGATAATGGAACGGATGTATTCCATACTGAGTATGGAAACGTAAGAACATCTGGTCCGCTTATTTCAACCACCATTGAACTGACTGGACAAAGTATCGTGAGAATTAATATTGATTTAGATACAAGTTTAACAACTGGTGATTTAGTTAATATTAAAGTAATTTCACAACTCGCTAAGAAATAAAAATGGCAACTACAAAAGATAAATTTGATTCAGTTGGTGGATTTTCTATCGACAAAACTGTCGTTGTTGATGAACTTAGAAACGCTAAAGATTTTAATACTTTAGAAATCAAAAACTCTGAATTTACAGACAGCAAAACTGTCCAGTATATATTGAGAGGAATAAATACAGCAGTATTACAATTAGATACGGTTGGTTCTCAGATTCCAATCGATAATAACACTCTTAATTTTATCACAGGTCATGTAATTGCTGTTAATCCTTCAGGAACAGTTTATTCTGAAAAAATAGAAAGCGTTGTTTCGTGTGATAATGCTGGTCAAGTGTCTGTTCTTTCCAGTATGACTACTGTTATTAAAGATGATATTCCAACAGGACAAACTTGGTCTATACTTCCTTTAGGAGCAACTAATAGATTTTCATATTCTACTACAAGAGCTGGCACAACAAACACTATCAAGTGGGTTGTTAGCACTCAGATAGTAAGTATTGCATGGCAGTGATGCTAAATATAAGTTAGGACAGTAGGCGCAGGTAGTCAGCACCATGAGTTTTAATATCAATTCCGATAAAGAGTTTGTTAGAGGTTCTCAACCTAGACTCATCGGTGATAACGAACTTACCATTCGATCTGGTACAGGATCGTTAGAAAAAGAAATCATTCGAGCTCAGATTGATAGTAACACTGGATTGCCTCGTGTTGGTATTAATAGGACTGGTCAAAAAGTTGATGTAATTACAATTACTGCTGGCGGTTCTGGATATACTGGTGCTCCTTCTGTTGTAATTTCTCCACCAACGACTCCAGGAGGAGTTCAAGCTCTTGCTTCTGCTTTTATTTTTAACGGCGAAGTTGTTAATATTGCTGTCAATAATCCAGGAAGTGGATATACTTCTGCGCCAACAGTAACATTTTCTGGAGGAAATGGAGTAGGTGCTGCTGCTACCGCAACACTTGATACTGTTGATTTTGAGTTAGATATTTCTGGTGCTATCAGAACTTCCACGTCTATTATTTCTGATACTGCAAGAATTCTCAACTTAGACGTTGATAATTTAATTAGTCCAGATCTAAATCATAGAGCTCCAAACTTAAAGACCTATGCTAATAACACAGGAACTTTATGGTCTGCAAATGTTTTCTTACAAAAGGATTCATACAGATATTTTGGAACAAACATTTATCAAGTAATAACTTCTGGCACTACTGGATCAGATGCTCCAACTCATACTGATGGTGAAGCAACCAATGGCACCGCTACATTAAAGCATATTGGATTCAGAGCAGATGACGCTCAAGCATATAGTTATGGAGAGACTGGACCAGCAGGTATCTTTCCACGCTCTATCACTCCTCTACTTGGCGATAGATCTGATAAGATCGCTACAACGGAATACGTCCTCAACCTAGCAACGAATGACGTTGGTGGTCGTATTTACGTTTCTGCTCAAATTGGTGATGATCAAAACGATGGTCGTTCTGCTGTAAATCCTGTTCGTACAATTAAAAAAGCAGCGCAGTTAGCGTGGGCAACACCTGGGGTAAAAGAAACTTTAATCGTTTCTGGTGGTGACTATGTAGAGGATAACCCAATTTCACTACCACCAGACTGTTCTGTTGTTGGTGATAACCTTCGTCTAGTAATTATTAGACCAGCAAATCCTGGAAAGCATATCTTTAAGTTTGGTGATAAAAACTACGTTACTGGAGTAACTTACAGAGATCAAATTGATTCCAATGGAGACTCTGTTGCTACTTGGGACTTTGCGATGGTCTTTGATGACAAGCAAAGGATCATTATTGATAATGAAGTTAATGGTGATTTTGGTGTAGATTTTTCAATCGGTCATCAAATATTTGGTCCAGATAAATTTAATGTTTTGTTTCAACAGAACACTGGATTATCTGCACTCATTAGTGGATTAGAAGTAGTTGGTGTTAATACTGGTGCTAGAGCAAAAATTAGTAATGTTAGATTCAATACAACTACTGGAGCGTCAGCATATATTAATGGTAATGTTGATGTTCTTCTAACTAGTGGTTCTTTCGTAGAAGGTGAAAGATTTAATTATTTGGTTTCTGGTACTCAAGGAACTCAAATTAATACTCAAACAATTACCGCAACTGCTGGTACAAATAAATTAACTTTCTCAACCAATCCTACCAATGATAGTATTATACCAGGAAGTTACATTTATTTGGATGATACTGCGAATGCTAATTTTACCCAAGGATTCTATGAAGTAACGGATGTTGATGACACTAATGCTCCAACCAGTTATGAGGTAACAGTAGTACCTATTCTTGGATCATCTGGATGGGACACCAATCAAGCAGCATCTATTAATATTTTCCAGGCTTCTATTGTAACTCAGTCTTTTGATAGCACTTCTATCAAATCAATTAGAGCAGAAGGTGAAGTTGTTTCTGTAGATGAAGATATAACTTCTACTCTGCCAATTCAGAGAATTGATTTTTCTCTACAAGGAGATCCAAGCATTGCTACTGGAGGTTTCCAAAGTGAGCAATTTGGCGATGCAGAAGATTTGGGTGGTATTATTTTCTACACAAACCAATTAGTTGGCAGAGATAATATTCACGACTTCAAGGAAGGTCAAGAAATTGAAATTTCTGGATTGCCTACTCTAAATCCAGACCTATCGTTCTTGATGGGTAAGCAAAGAATTTACAAAGTTTTAGAGGATGCAGATGGTCGTTCTAGAAGATTTGTAATTCCAAAGAAAGCACCAACGATTAATGATTCTAATTTTGATCCAGGTCAAACTGCTGTAGTAAAATCTTACTCAAAGTCAATTACATTATCCCTATTAAACTCACCAAACAAGTTTGATATTTCTACTCCCGTAGAAAGAAGATTCCAGGATGCTTGTGTATTTTTACGCAATAATAGAGATTTTATTGCAGACGAAGTTGTAGGCAAGATTAATGATCAATTTAAGAGAGACTATTATTCTGTTTATAACGTAAGTGGAAATTCATTTGATATTTTCTTAGGTGTATTGGATCATCCAAATACTTACGTCAGTGGAGGAACTGCTACATTTAACGGAGTTACTGCCAATGTAACCAATTTTGTTTATGATACAACAGTAACTGGAGTAGCAACAGTAACTACAGATGCACCATTAAATCTTTCAGAAGATGATACTGTGCAATTAGCAGATCTTTTGATTGAATGTGAATCTGGTCAGAAATTATATCCAGCATACAGTTCTCCTACTGTAACAAATAGCACAACTAATGGTGATGAGCAATGTCGCCAAGACGTAAGACATTTTATTAATGCTCTAGTAAGAGACCTTGAGTTTGGATCTAATCATAACATTGTCGAAGCAGCACAGAAGTATATTGTTGGTGCTAAGATTGCTTATATTGAAAATGAAATTATCCAAACCGTTCGTGCAATTGAGTATGCTAGAGAACTAGCAATCTTTGCAATGAGAAACTGGAGAACTGGAGATGGAACTCCTTCTCAACCAACTTATACTCCAGTATATTCTAACGTACCAAGATATTTTGATGACAGTGTTATCACATCAACTGCTGGAACTCCTGCATGTGATGATGTAAGATCTGCTATTGATACTCTTGCATATCTATATGTCGATGTTATCGCTAACGATGCTTCTGGTACATATCTAGATGCTGCATATTTAATTGCTAGAAACAGAGATCTAATTGCAGATCAAGCACTTATTGAAACAGAAACTCAATATCCTTCTTTAGGATTATCTGATATTCATCAGAGAAAGTGTCGCAGAGATATCAACTATATTCTTGGCGGTCTCATTAGAGATCTTGTTCTTGGAGGAAACTCTGGTATCGTAACTAATGCAGAAGCATATTTCTCTGGAACTGCTCTATCTGGTATCGATGCTACACAATTAGATGAGACGAGATATGCATATACTCAGGTAAGAGATCTTTCTATTGCCGCAATGCGTAATTGGAAAGATGGCGCTGGTGCTGCTGTATCTACATCTTCACCAATACCACAATTTACTGATAATACAATCTTAGTAGATCCTCTTGGTAATCCAACATGTGCAAATGTAGAGAGCTCAATTACAACATCATTTGCATTATTAGACGGTATCTTAGAGTATGCGGATAATCCAGCAAGTCCAACTGCTATTGAACCAGGAACAACTGTTAAGACTACAGGAACATTATTTGATACTACAGATGTAATTACATATCCAAACAATTACATTTATGATGCCAACAATCAAAGAATGGCAATTCGTGGTGACTTTGATGATTATCCAATTATTGAAGCATCGCCATATACCCAAAACGCTTCAATCATTTCTTTCCTTGGTGGTAGTGGTGCTTTAGTTGATGGTTCTAAGGTCAAGCAACCTAACTGTCCTTTCCCTGGTCTAGAACTAGATGGAACAGCATCTTTCCCCAACCAGGGTAAGTCGATGGTTGCTGCGGCATTCACCATCGTCTCCTTTGGTGGTACAGGATACAAAGTTATTGAAGATGGTTATACTCAGTTAGTTTCTGTTTTTGTTATCTTCTGTGCTGATGGTGTCCTTGCAGAAACTGGCGGTTATGCATCTATTACTAACTCTGCTACAAACTTTGGACAGTTTGCACTTAGAGGCACTGGATTTAGAAGAGAGGCATATGAGTTTGACACTGGTACTATTGTTAATGTATCCGCAACTCCAACAGGTAGAACAATCTTCACTGTTGATGGTCTAGGTAGAGAACCACTAGAGCACTATGTTGTAAAAATAGATGGATATTCTAATGTATCAAGCACTGTTGAGTATTTTATTGACAATGTAAGTGGTGTTACTGTTGGTCCTCCTTTCTCTGCTACTATCACTATTGATGATGGAACTGGACAACCATATGCTGTTATCAGAGATAGCGATGGAACCAGTCAGAATGCAGCTGCACTCTTGGGAGAAACTATCAGATTACATAGACCATCTATTGTCAATAGCTCCTCACATACTTGGGAATATGCTGGTTCTGGTACTAACTACCTAGCACTACCTGAAAACGGTGGTACTAAGGTTGAGGCAAACGAGCAAGTGTCTCAGAACTATGGACGTGTTTATGTTTCTGGTACTGATGAACTTGGTGACTTCAAGGTTGGTACGTTTGCTAGAATTGAGAACAGAACTGGTGCTATCACCTTTACAGGCACGGTTACGATCTCTGAAGTTGAATTCTTGAAACTGAAAGGTGGCGACGTTGTTGTTACTGGTTTCGACGCATCTAACACACTTGGCGGTGCTAACTCCACCGATTCTAAACTACCTACTCAGAAGGCAGTTAAGGATTATATCACCAACAACCTTGGTCCTTACATCAACAAACCATACTCTACAAACGCTGTTCCTAGAGCACTAGTCGAACTTACCGATTCTGGTAAGATCTCTGTGGATCAAATTCCTGCTCTAAGACCATTTGAGGTTTATACAGTTGCTAACCAACAAGAAAGGACTTCTATTGAAGGAGCACTTGCTGGTGATATTGCTATTCAACAAGACACAACTACTTCGTTCATTCTTAATAATGATCTGGATAGTTTGTTTGCTGCATTTAATGTTGATCCAACTGTTCAATTTACAATTGGTGATATTTTTACGGGTAGTATAACTCAAGGAAGAATTCAAGCAACAGAATATAGACAAGGTGTTGTTTATCAAATCAACATTACCGATGGTGGTTCTGGTTACACATCGCCACCTACAGTAACGATTGCTGGCGGTAATCCACAACAGGGTGCTATATCTGCTGCAGCAATTTGTACAATTGCTAACGGAGAAGTTGTTACTGTAACTATCATTGAATTCAATGGTTACAAAGGAGGAAAAGGATATACAACTGCTCCAACCATAACGTTCTCTGCCCCTGCTGGATCTGGAACACAGGCAACGGGTGTCGCATTAATTGAAAGTAGATTGTATGGTGATATTGTTAATAACATTTCTATAGACGATACAGATACAATTGAATCAAGTGATATTCCATCAACCACTATCAATCTTACCAGAATTATTAATACTTCCTCGTTTGATAGTAATAACTGGGTATCACTAACTTCAAGTACGATTGATGGATCTACTTTGATTGGCGGTCCAATTCCAGCTAATGTTATTGCTTCTGGAGGAACAGCAAACTCATTTACATTCTTACGAGGAGACCAGAACTGGGCGTTGGCAGTACAATCTGTCAAGAGTTCAGAGACTAGATATTTTGCAAAACTAACTTCTCAAGCTTCTTCTGGAAGTGCAGAATTTCAATTTGCAACAAATTCTGATGTATTGATTGGTCATGAAGTAGTTAATAATGTAACTGGTATTCAAGCAAACACCAGTATTACTGGGGTTCTAACATCTGGTGGATTTACAACTATTTCTCTCAATAATAATCTAACAGCAACACTTCCAGTTGGAACAATTATTGAATTTGATAGAGGAGCATCACCAATCACATTTGAGTCTTCATATACTCAAGGTGGATTTGTAGATTCCATAGTAATTGCTGATGGTGGTTCTGGATTTACAAACGGACAATACTTTGATCAACAATTACTTGGTGGTACTGGAACTGGATTAAGAGCAAATATTACAGTAGCAAATAATGCTGTTAGTGATATCACTGTAACAGATGGTGGAATTGGTTATACAGCAGACTTTAATATTACTCAGGCACCAACTGATATTGGTGCAGGATCTAATCTAGTACTTGCAGCAAAAATATCTACAGTCAATAAGCAATATGCAAACGTTTCTATTGATGTTCAGAGAGTTACTGATCTAACCGTCAGTGCAGATCTCTTCGGTACAATTGGTGTTTCTAGATTTAAGAAGTCTCAGTTTGATATTGGCACAGAAGGAAACGGTTCTGTTTCCTTAAAAGTTGGTGCTGACAGTGGTTTGGATGCTGACCTTCTCGATGGTGCTCAAGGTGCTTTCTATCTAAACTCTGGTAATCAAAACGCTGGAACTTTACCAACTGATAGATTATCTGGTACTTATAATATTAGTGTTTCTGGTTCTTCTGCGAACACTATTCGTTTGATCACTGGTACAAACAACCCAACATCAAACCCATCTCCAAATAATTTCGTTGAAGGTGTTATTGCTAATACAATTAACAATAGTGCCAATGGACTTTCTGATGGCGGAAGTAAGAATTTAGTAATGACCATCAGAAATGGTGGGTCTGGATTTGATTCTTCTTTTGGTGGCGTTAGACAATTAGCATTTACAGACAACGACAACATGTGGTTGCGTGGTTCTGGAACAGGTGTTACTGCGTTTGGTTCTTGGGGAAAAATTTGGTCATCGTTAAATGATGGACCTGGATCAGAATTAGATGCAGATAGACTTGATAACAGACAAGGAATATGGTATCAGAATGCTCTAAACATTAACTTTGGCACCTTATCTGATGAAAGACTACCTAGATTTATCAGCGCAACTGCAGTTCGTGATGATCTAACAATTAAGTCTTTCAATGGTGATCCAAGATACAATATCTATATTAGTGGTTTGGTTCTAGGATCAACTCCATTTACTCCAGGTAGTTCTGTCAATTTATATGACAACAATTCCCAGGGTGTTGGTACTATCACTATTGACAATCTTATTGTTAATGATGACACGGTTGATAACTTCAACGATTATACAATTATCGTTGGTAGATTAACGACTGGTAATTTTATTGGTGCAGAAACTATTGGATCTGCAAGCAATAGAGTACCATTCCAAGATTTCTCTATTGAATCTGGTAACACTATTGATGTTGCTGTGCTGGAAAGTGATAGTGGAACAGCAAACTTGAGACTTGGAAGAAAAGATGGAGTTTCTTCAGCACCAGGAATCTACTTCAATAGTTCTCAGTTAGTTGCAAACTACAATGTTGCAATGATTGCTTCTGGTGGTAATGGAACTGACGGATCTGGAACTCTGAACGTTCAGGTTGCCAATGCTGATGGAATGACCATCAACGGTAATCAGATTTGGAACGCAGGTAACATTCAATTCCAAACAACCAATATTCCAAACACTGCTGTTCTTCGCGATGCTAACGGATCAATTAGTGTTGGATCTATCACTGGTAATCTAACTGGTGCTGCTTCTCTGAACGTATTAAAAGCAGGCGACACCATGACTGGTTCGCTAACTCTAACTGGTTCTGGATCTAACCTAAGCGTATCTGGAACATCTACTCTAACTGGAAACACAACTGTTGGAGGAAACCTTATTGTTGATACAAATACTCTATATGTAAATGCATCAACAAATAGAGTTGGCATTAATGCTGGCGTTCCATCAAGAACATTAGATGTTGGTGGTGCTGGTGCTGGTGGTGTTGCTGGATTTAAGGGTAGTGCAAACAATCAAGTCAATATAGCACACAGTGGAAATACTGGATGGGGACTATTGCTAGGCAATAGCGATTCTACTAGTAATGCTGGTTATCACCTATCTACTTCTGGAGAAGACAATAGTTGTGCAATTGTTAATGTTAATAACGATGCATTGCACTTTGGAACAAATAATACCGAAAGAATGACCATCAAGCATGATGGTACGGTTGGCATTGGAACAAACAATCCAGATTCTAATTATCGTTTAGATGTAAATGCTGCTGCTCGTATTAGATCAAATCTAACTCTAGACAGTGCAAATGATAACTCAGGTGTCGGTGTCAATTTCCTCGGTTCATCTTCCTTTAGAAACTTTAGAATTGGCAACCAATTAATTGGCGATGATATCTTCGCCATCCAAGCATCAACTGCTAATGGTGGAACAACCTGGAATGCTACACCTGCTATTGCAATCGATGGTGATACAAACAGAGTTTCTATTAATACCACAACTACCACAGTTAATGGTATCGACATGCAGTTGAATGTTGATGGTAACTTCAACCTCAACGGAACTCTATATGCTAATGGTTCTCCATTCGTTACTTCTAAATGGACTGATAGTACCACTGGTGGAAACATCTACAGACTATCTAGAGTTGGTGTTAATCAGGCAGATCCTGATTATCAGTTACATGTTAATGGATCTTCTAACTTCGTTGGTGCTTCTTTCGGAACTACTACTGCTAGCGCAACTAATAACAATAACAGCAACGCTATGAGAGTGGAGGGCGACAGACAGTATATTGACACCTACGGCGTCATGAAGGCAAACAGAAATACAATTGCAGAAAACGTTACTGTTCCTGCAAATACAAACTGTATGTCTGCTGGACCAATTGAATTGACTGGCAACACTATTGTCACCATCCTAGATGGTGGTGCATGGTCCATCATCTAAATAAATATAAATAACAACGGAAACAAGAGAGTAAAATGGCAAGTATTCTAAAGTGTGATACTTTGCAGACAACTGCAGGGGTAACATATGTTTCCAACGGAGCTTTCGTTGGTGGCGGAATTGCAGCAGCAAGTAATATTGCAGGTGGATCTGCTGGACAATTACTATATCAATCCGCTGCGGATACTACTGCAAAACTGAGTGTTGGTAATAGCTCACAAGTTTTGGTTGGTGGAAGTACTCCTTCATGGACTAACATTAGTAGTTTAAGTGTTAGTAGTGCTTCTACACTTTCTACTGCTAGAAACATTAACAACACATCTTTTAATGGTTCTAGTAATATCGTAGTCAATCCAACTTCAGGTGCCTATTCCAATGGATGGGGTGCTAAAACAGTTTCCACTGGCAACCCATCTGGTGGAAGCAATGGTGATATTTGGTACACATACTAATTAAAGAAACATGTCAGAAGAAAAGATTTATTGGATGCCTGAAGTTCTTCCATCTCCAACAGAAGAATATCAATTAGCTCAGAAAACAAAATTTTATCTAACACCCGATGGTGAAGAGAAAAAGCACCCTGGTTGGACCTATGAGAATAAAGCTTTAGTAGATGATGAGTATCTTCTAAAGAATGAGGGTTATCGTAGATTGATTGATAACTATCCTAGCGAAGTTGATGATGCTAATCACATCATCAAGAGAACGCCTTACACTCAATGGACTAACACTTCTACTACCGTAACGGTAAAGTATGATGTATATCAAATAAGAGAAGCATCATATCCAGCAGTTTTACCATTTGATAAAACTTGGGTTGATAATGATATCGATAAATGGACTGTTGATAAATCCAATATGGTTATGACAAAGACCTACACTATTGTAGATCTAACTCCAGAAGAATTGGCAATTAAAAAGCAATCAGTCTGGGATTCTTTAAGAGAGCATAGAAACAGAAGATTGCAAGAATCTGATGTTATTCTTCTTAAGGGACTTGAAGAAGGAAAAACGATATCACAGGAAGTAAAAACTTATCGCCAAGCTTTAAGAGACTTCCCATCAACAATTACTGATATCACTACAATTGATGGTCCCACTACAAGACTGGAAGATGATGCAATTTGGCCATCTAAACCAGCAGAATCAAATTACTATATTTGAGATAAACCATGGGTATTTTTAATAACGTTTCTGGTACTTGGAGAGAGATTCAAACTCTCTGGTGCAATGTTTCTGGAACTTGGAGAGAGATTCAAACAGTTAATAATAATGTTTCTGGAACGTGGAGAGAAACTTACAGTGCCGCTTCAGCAGCAACTTATACTTTAAGTTCCCCAGGATCCCCTGGCGACCTGAGTGTTTCTCCAAAATTAACTCTAAATCCTAGCAATAGTGGATCTCCTGGTGGAACAAGTTGGAGTCTTACTTTTGATAATGATACTCCTGTTAATATTAAAGTATGGGGTGCTGGTGGAGGAGTTGATGGAAATGCTGGTGCTGGCGGTTTTGCTGGCGGTAACATGACTATGACTGCTGGAACAACCTATACAGTATGGGCAGGTGGTAGAGGAACTCCATCTGGTGGAAGAAATGGTGCTGGTGGTGGTGCTGCTTCTGGTATTAGGATAGGTGGCACAAATGTTATTATTGGTGGAGGCGGCGGCGGAGCTGCTGGTCGCCCTGGTTATGCTGGAGGTGGAACAAATGGTCAGTCTGGACTTCCAGCTGGTGGAGGTGGTGGATCACAATCTGGTGTTGGGGCAGGTGGTGCATCTTCCAGAAGAAGAGGTAATCCTGGATCTGGAACAAGAGGTGGTCAAGGAAGAACTGGACCACCAGCAAACCCAGGCGGAACTAGTGGTCTTGGCAACAACGTCTTCCAAGGTGGTTATGGTGCTGCTAACCCAGGCGATAAAGGTTCTGGTGGAGGAGGCGGAGGTCTTTATGGCGGTGGAGAAGGTGGAGGAGACTCTGGTGCCTTTGGTGGTGGAGGAGGATCTGGTTATACAAATCCATCATATATTTCTGCGCCATCATTACAAACTGGAAGTGGTCCAACTGCAGGCAATAGTGGAGATGGTGATAGAGGTGGTTATGGAAATACAGGAACAGCAGGACGAGTTGTTATTACCTGGAATCCATGATAGAATGATTTTTTAGTGATGTGGAATGTTTGTATTTGATCTTCCTTGTCCAATATACAAAACAAAACTAAAAGAACACAGCACCCTGAAGAATGAGATTTTAGGTCTCATTGATTCTTCGGGGTGTAGTTCTTATGTTGGTGTAGATGATCACGGATATACAAAAACCATGATCAGTAAATGTGATTGGAATTTGCCCAAAGAAGCAGAAAGAAAATATCTAGATATTATTTTTCCTCTCATTGAGGATAATCACCGTGAGTTGTTCAATAAATTAGGATTCCCAACTGTTGATATTATTAACATGTGGTTTCAGCAATACGAAAAAAATTCTTTTCATGAATGGCATACACATACACAATGCCAATGGTCATCTGTTTATTATCTAGAATTTCCAAAAGGAAGTCCCAGAACAGTTTTTGTCAATCCTCTAAATAATACAGATACATTTGATGTTGATACTGAAGAGGGAGATATTATAACCTTCCCGTCTTTTATTGTTCATTCTGCTCCGAAGGTAGAATCAGATAAAAGAAAAACAATTATATCATTCAATTCTGATATTAGTTTATCATGAGCGATTACAGCGAATCTATTTTTTCTGTCCCTTTATTTCGCTATGAAGTTAGGGATTGGGAAGTTAAGAAGAAAAAACTAAAAGATCTTTACAATAGAGTATCCGTAAATAAAGATTTATCTTATACTGTACTAACTGATTATTTTAGAGAAAATAAGGAAGAGAACCATTACTGGGAAGACATTGTAGGTATCTTGAAAGAAGAGTTAGGATTGTTCTCTCAGGAAACAAATATGTCTTATGGTCCAAACGGACATTGGTTTGAGTTATCTAAAAAAGGTATGCACCACGAAATTCATAATCATGGTGCCGTTGGATATAGTTGTGTCTTGTACATAGACTATGATGAAGAAGAACATACTCCAACAAAATTTCTGTCACCTTTTAATAACTTTTTTGTTGGATGTCAATTAGTACATACTCCATCAAACATAAAAAGTGGATCAATGATTTTCTTCCCGTCAGTTATTCATCACTACACATCACCGAATACAAGTGATAAAGAGAGATTAATTCTTTCGTTTAATTTACATCCTATTAATTATTGACATGGCATTTCAGAGTGTTTGGTATTCTACAGGACTACCTAAAAAATTAGTAAAAACTATAGACGAAGAACTCTTTAATGAGTTTGGAAATTCTATGGAAGCGTCTGGTTTATATAAAGGAGAAGTAAATACTGAATTGAGGAATTCCAGTAACGCTTGGATTCCTACAGGTCATTGGTTGCCTGGATTTTTATGGCATTATGTCACTCTAGCTAACAGATCAAATTTTCTGTATGATATTGATTGTATTGATATGAATACTGTACAATATACTCAATATAATGAGGGGCAATTTTATAGCTGGCATTGTGATCATGGTCTTCTCAATATGTACAAACCAGAAACAGAGAACACTGAAGGAGACCAGTATCTTAATGATAGAATTAATACAGAGTATGAGAAAGTCAGAAAATTATCAATTGTGATGCAACTTTCAGATCCAGAGGATTATGAAGGTGGAAATCTGCAATTGATGGATGAGAATGGTAAAACGTATTTTGCTCCAAGAACTAGAGGAACTATAATCATATTTGATTCTAGAACTCAACATAGAGTATTAAAAGTTACTTCTGGTGTTAGGAGATCTATTGTTGCTTGGGTAGTTGGTCCGAGGTGGAAATAATGGAAGTTGTAGCTTTAGATAGTCAATTAATACACACAAAGGGTTCTACTTTAAGAACCAAGAATGAAAAATTTGATACTAATGGTTTCTTTTTTGTTCCAAATTTAATTGTAGATCCCACTGAGTTGGAGTGTGATGTTCCAGATTGGAGAGGAACTAGAACTTATTTTGATCGAGAAGATAGATATTCTCATGAAGACGTTGAAGGACAAGTAAATGGATCTGCAAGTAGATATAATTGGCCAGGATACAAAGATTTACATACACAGATAAGATTTAAAGTTGAAAAAATTTTAGGAAAAAAATTATACAATACCTACTATTTTGATAGATTTTATTTTCTTGGGAATGAATTGGTAAAACATGTTGATAGAGATGCTTGTGAAATTTCTGTCACTCTTTTTATTAAAACCAATTTAAGATGGAATTGGGAATGGCCATTTATCGTAGATAGTTCAGATCCTGTTCTAAGGGAAACTTGGATCACTATGGCACCTGGAGATGCTGTCATATACAAAGGGTGTGAAATACCACACTGGAGACCACCATTAACTTCCAAGTATGGAAGAGATGAACCTAAATATAAGTGGTGGGCGCGTAGAATTTTACGTGGTCCAGATGACACTTTCTGGCATCAAGCATTTTTTCATTATGTTTTAGCAGATGGGAATAGATGCCAACATGCATTTGATGTAACCAACCGTTATTAATTTGAGGTAATCATGGATTCAGAAACACTTAAGAAAAATTTTGAGGAGCAACTAGCTTCTACTGACAAGCAGATCAGAGAACTCGAAGAGAATCTGAAAAAAGCAAAAGAGTATAAAATTAAACTGGAGGGTGGTCTAGAAACTCTCGGTCTTCTAGAAAGTGAATCAGACCCAGACGTTCCAGCAGAAGCACCAACTGAATAAATACTAAATCCCTTCTTCCTAAATAGGTAAGAAGGGATTTTTTGTGTGTAATGGCATCTCCAAATTCAAGAGCTGATCTCATAACATATTGCAAGAGGCAGCTTGGTGAGCCTGTCCTCCAAGTAAATATTGACGACGAGCAGGTCAATAACGTTATTGACGATACTATTCAGTTCTTTCAAGAGAACTGCTACAATGGTATGGAGCGTTGCTATCTTACACACGAACTAACTGCTGCTGATAAGACTAGATTTGATACCACAGTTCAGACAACTGGTGGAGCATCAACTACTTGGAATGAAGCAACAAACTACATTCCAGTTCCTCCACACGTTGTAGGTATCACTAAAGTCTTTGGTCTTGTCAGCAACTCAATCCGTTCTAATCTTTTTGGTGTTGAGTATCAACTATATCTAAATGACCTATATGCATTTGGATCAATTGATATCCTCAACTATTTTATGACTAAGCAGTATCTTGAAACTCTTGATATGGTCCTCAACAATGGATCATTTCAGCAGTTCAGATACACCATGCGTCGTGATCGTTTGTATCTTGACGTGGATGCTGACTTCCTTGCCGAAGGTAAGTATCTACTTGTTGAAGCACATAGGATGATCGATCCTAATGATGCTACTGAGATGTATAACGATATGTTTGTGAAGAAATACGCTACTGCTCTCATGAAGAAGCAGTGGGGTCAAAACCTAATCAAATACAATAATGTTCAACTGCCAGGTGGTATTACACTCAATGGCAGAGAACTATACACAGACGCACTAGCAGAAATTGAGAAAATCGAATCAGAAGTTCTCAGCAAGTATGCTATTCCACCTATGGATATGATCGGATAAGATGCCTACTAGTCCTTACTTTCCAACATATTACAAGGGAGATTCTGACGAGCAGAATCTTTATCAAGATCTTGTAGATGAACAGATCAAACTGTTCGGGACAGATATCTATTATCTTCCCAGAACCATGCTACAAGATAATACTCTAGAAGAAGTAAGATACTCCAAGTATCAGGAGCAGTTTCAGATTGAGATGCTTCTACAAAACGTTACTGGATTTGCTGACGGAGCAGAGTTTGTCAGTAAGTTCGGTCTAAGAATTACAGACGAAGTTGTATTCAGAGTATCAACCAGACGTTGGGATCAGGTAGTAGCAGCAGAGAATCCTACTCTCACTTTTGATGGAAGACCCAATGAAGGAGATCTTCTATACTTCCCACTCACAACAGATATTTACGAAATCAAGTTCGTAGAAAAGGAATCACCATTCTTCCAGTTTGGTAAAATTCAATTCTATTCTATCACTGCTGAGCTCTACGAAATCGGTAGCGATGACTTTAATACTGGAGTTGAGGAGATTGATGATGTAGAATTCCAATTCGCATCTTCAATCAAACTTGTTATGGATCCTGGTGGAGTCGGAAACTTCACCGTTGGAGAAGAAGTTGTTGGTGATGAGTTCCTAGCCAAGGCATCAGCAACTATTGATTCTAACACTAATGTTGTAGATAGCATTACCATCACTGACAGCGGACTACATTACAATTCTGCATTACCACCTACAGTTACAATCTCAGGAGGCGGAGGAAATGGTGCAACAGCGACTGCTTCGGTTAGTTCTACTGGTCTTGTCACTGGCATTCTTATTACATCTGGGGGCACAGGTTACACTTCTGCTCCTACTGTCACGATTGACTACTCCCCCAAAGATAATAGAGCAGAAGTCAAGTCCTGGGATGCTGCTACAAGAACCCTTGAGGTCATCAACAGAACTGGAACATTCACAACTGCTGAGGTAATTACAGGTCAAACTTCTGGTGCTAAGTGGAGTCCCGAGTCATTTGACACTCTAAATAATACGAGCAGCACATACTACGCCCAGAATAGGGAGATTGAAAATAGTGCTGATGAGATTATCGACTGGACGGAAGGTAATCCATTTGGTGAGTATGGTAATTTTACAGGTAGTATCTAATGTTAGGGTCACATTTTTACAATCAGATTGTTCGTAAGAACATTATTGCGTTCGGAACGCTCTTCAATAACATTGAAATGAAGAGCACTGATCCTGACACTGGAGAAGTATTAGAAGCACAGAAAGTTCCTCTTGCTTACGGACCTAAGCAGAAGTTTCTTGTTCGTCTAACTGATGTTTCAACATCAAAGGTATCCATCACTCTTCCTCGAATTTATTTCGAGATGACTAGCATTGATTACGATTCTGCCCGTAAGACATCACCAATCCAAAAATACAAAACAATCATTGCTGATAATGGTAATGAAGTCAAGGTTCAATATGTTCCTGTTCCTTATAACATAGGATTTGAGTTGGGAATTATTGCTAAGTCTCAGGATGATGCTCTACAAATTCTAGAGCAGATCTTACCATACTTCCAACCATCATTCTCTGTAACTCTCAACATGATTCCAGACATGAATGAGAAAAGAGACGTTGCTATTGTATTGAACAATATCAGCAGCGAAGATGAGTGGGATGATAGTTTTATGCAGCGTAGGTATATTGCTTACACTCTAAACTTCACAATGAAGTCTTACCTCTACGGTCCTTACAGCACTTCTGATATTATCAGGAAGGCAATTATCCATGAAACAATTGGAGATCTTGCTGTCAATCGTAGAACCATTACAAGAACTTACACACCAAAGGCAGTTACAGATATCAACTCAGATGGTGTCATTGATGTCAATGATGATGTCTTGGTTGATGCTGGCGATGACTTTGGATTTAATGAAGGAATTGAATTCTTATGAGCCTAGAAGAGAACATGGAGGAGATCCTCAATATCAGTGCTGAACCAGTTGAGGAGAGCAAACCTTCCAAACCAAAACCACCAGAGGTAGATAAGGACGATCGTGAGAAAGACTACCAATATACCAGAGGCGAACT